AACGGGGGATATAACCACGCCTTTTAAACGTGTGCGATCAGCATACGCCAGCGATGAAGCTGTTGCATGGAACGACTTTACGTCGTATTGCATAGCCATATCGAACCCCTAATTAGACGTTCTGCTGGCCTACCAGCGGGTCTTGTACGAAGTAAGTGATGTAGCCACTTATGTTGCCACCGCCACCGCTGTTATCGCGTGAAGTTACATACGCTAGTTCAGTCGTAGGTGTGCCAGTCACAGCAGAACCAATCGAAACAGTTGCCTTCGACGAAACAGTCAGAGCGTTTGCAATAGCTTCTGGGGTAGCAGTACCAGACGTGTAGCCGGTTGTGCCAAGGTCGATAGAGCCGGTGCCCGTATCCATAATGACTACAGAAGTCACTACAGCGCCAGCAGGAAGAATTAGGTTAGGAGCGCCAGAAGCGGACGAGACTTTGACGTTAGCAGATGCTGCGCCGTTATCAATGTAGAACTCAGCAGCCATCAGACCGGAGCCGCAATACGCGGTGCGAGTCGTGTCGCCGCCGCCCGAACGCCAAATACTTTGGGTGGTAGAAAGTGCCATTTGAATTTTCCCTCATGCGGTTAGGTACGTCGATCTGCATGAAGTCAGCCGGGACTGTTCGACGCACCGGTATTCCCGGTATTACCGCTCTTATACTACTGGGCAAGGGGGGAGTCAAGCAGCTTATTGGACTTTTTCAAGTTCTCTTCTTGTGTGATTACCCGCAGGTTCCAAGGCACATGCAGGCCGCAGACTTCATCCGATAACAAAGGCACGATATGGTCAACCACGTAGCGTTCACCAGTCAGTTTGGTCAGTTCCATCGCTTGAAGATACAGTTGCCGCATAGCTAACTTTTGCTCTGCTGTAATCCATTTTGGAGTGGCATTCCGATGACGACGTTTACGAACGCTGACTAGGGCTTTATAAAGTTCGGGGTTGGCTTCTTTATACTTATACTTGTGCCCCCGTCGTTCTTCTATAGGGCGGGCATTTGCACGAGCTTTTACAGAGTCTTTATTTCTTTCGTAATACCGTCTACCAGCGGCCTTTGACGCTTCAGACTTAGGTTTTTCACTGCGTTTCTTGTTATCAAGCGCCCAGTCTTCCTTCATGCAATCGACGCAAGAGCCTTTAGTCTTACGCAAAGTTGTGTGCCCCCGAGTGCAAGGTTTGCCAGTGTAGTAGTACTTGGCACCCGTAGCTTTGGCGGTAGCTCGATCAGTAGGGTATTGAGAGTAGTCCATATCATCCTCCTGTCATTTGACACGAGTAATAATACAGCAAAAGAAAACCCCGCGCAAGGCGGGGTTCCAAATCAAGTTAAGTGCTTGATTTTAAAGGGTTTACGCCCCTTGTGAACCATACATCCCGAGGGGGTCTGACCACCCAAAGGAATATCTCTCACGTGCTTTGTAGCGGACGTTCCCTGTATCGAAGTCCCCGTCCATCGACTGAGACAGCGGGGTACGAACAAAGTGCTTCATGCCGTTAGGAACGTCAGTGGTCAGGAACCATGCGTTGTTGTCGGTCAAGAAGTGGTTGATCGTATGGCCTTCTGGGATCGAGCCGTTGTTCTTCAGAGCGTTGATGTCGTTGTCATTGGTGCCGACGCGGAGTTCGGTTTCCAACAGACGAGTAGCAACGAACTGGAGAGCAGGTGGGACGATCAACTTACGTGGCTTAGCTGCGATCAGCAGGCCGCGTTCGTCAGTCCACGCAGCGATTTGAATCACAGCGTTTTCCAGCGAAGTTTCGTTCAAGTCAGCAGGTGTCGAAGGGATGTTCGAGTTAGTGCCGCCAGAAACGAGTGGGTGGCTAGCCGAGAACAATGGCACGTTGTCGCCGCCGTAGTACTGGGACGAGTTGGTGAATCCGTTGTTCAGAACCGAAGCAGCTTTAACCTGCTTGGTGTAAGCCATAGCACGAGCCAGCGCCTTGGTATAACGAGCCGACAGGCTGTCATACAGGTTATCTTCGATGGCCTCTTCGGTCAGCGAGAAACCCAGAGCAATGGTTTCGTGGTTGTATCGAGCAGTCCAAGCTTCCTGACCGTTGTCGTACGCGATTGCAGAACCTTCGTTCTTAACCGGTGCGGCACTAAAGCCAGACAGTTTGGTTTCTTCTTCGAAGGAACGCTCGGAAGTCTCAGTTTCGTAGATTTCCTTGTGCTCTTCGCCGTAACGAGCATACTCCAGACCGAACAAGGCGTTCAAGCCGGGGAGCAGCTCTTTCAGTAGTTGTGCGCGTGAAATAGCCATTATTCAGCTCCTTATACGTTGGCAGTGCCGGTCGGGTTGTAATACGAATGACCGCCGGTTACCGTTACCGTAGTGGTATAAACAAGCGGGTCTCCAGTAGCGGTAGTGGTAGCTGCCATATACGGAGCGTTCCACTTAACGATTACTTCGCTGTAGTTACCGCTTGCATCGGTGGTCTCTTCAACCAAACCGACAACGCGGAACGGCAACGATGCCGTGGTGTTCGCACCAGAATCGTAAGCACCAATATTTGAGTTACCCGAAATAGTGGTGTTAGTCGAAGGCTGCGAAATAGCCATGTTGTTACCCAGAATGGTGTTATCAATCGGGGTGATGGTGGTCGAAGTTGCACCGCCAGTCACAGCGACTTTAAACAGAGCATCAGGATCGTCAACAACGTACGCCACGATGTCCGAAGCAACAATCGAACCGGGGTACGAGTTAGCGAACAGTTTCTGGCCTGTGGACGGGTTTGTATAAGAAACACCAACAAACACGCCAACAACACCGGTTGCCGAGACGGTAGTAGTACCAGTCTCTTTGACGATGAAGCCAGACGCTAGGCGAACGATGTCGCCGTTGTTAATAGCACCAGCAGTATTGCTGGCAATCGGGAGTTCACGAGTCTGACCCGCAAACACCTGACCGCCGATCAAATTGATCGGTTTTAGCCCGTAGGGGGCCGATACAGTCGGATATGTCATGTTGGACTCCAAAAGTTTAGATTAATTTCCTTTCCCGAACGAACTTGAAGATTTCCGCTCATTAAATAACGGCATCCTTGGATCGTTCTGGCGCATCAGGCTGTTATCTACAGACTCCATCTGTCCTTCGGACTGTCGCTGGTAGTAGCCATTACGCTGGGCTACCAACTCTTCCGGGGTCTTGCAAAGTAACAACCCGCCAACCTCGACATTGTCCTTAAAGCGACTATTCGGATCGACTAGCAGTTGAAATTTTGGTTGCTCCTCGATCTTGACTGGCTCCCAGCCCTCCCGCAGTTTGGCGGATAAGTTACGTGGGTCAGCGTTGTTCAAAGTCGAGACGCGAATCCATCTGTACGCGAAACCGGGCTGCTTATCTGGTTCAGGGAGAAGCTCAGGTGGGGCCCACTGCTTTGGGCGTTCCTGCACGGTACGAGTTTCAAGTTCACGAGTGAGTCTGTTTTCAGCCATTTTTGGCCTCCATTTTCATTAGTTCACGGGCGTATTGCTCTGGGCTTAACCCCAGACGTTTAGCAAGGTTCAACTGCGATTGCTTAAGCACAATCTTTTTGGAGGATGTGCTACGGGTCGCAGGTGCCACGACCGTGGACGGCTTTTCTGTGCGCGGAGCAGCCCTTTCAGGTTGCTGCGAAGAATCACTTTGGAAGTAGTCCGAGAAGCGTTGGCGCATTGTGGCGTCAATCTTCTGCCAATACTCGTCGGTGGACGTGTACTGATTTCCGTACTGTTTGACCAGCTTTTGGTGTAGCCCAAGTGCAAGACTGGTCATCTCCTCGTCTTGACCGAACCAAGTATTGCGCTCTTGCCACGCAATTGCCCTTGGGTCAGGACGAGCCACTGGGACTTCTGGATTGCTTTGTACCTCATCTTCATTATATTGTAAAGAGGGCACGTATTCTTTTGCTTTTTGCAACTTGAACTGAGCCGCATTAAGGCGCTCTTGCGCATCAATTACTTTATCGGTGTCACCTGCGTCATAAGCTTCCCGATAGGCACGTTTAGCTGCGTCCAACTCCAACTCAGCCGCCGACTGATAGGTTTGAATGTAGTGCTTTTCCCCTTCAGAAAGTTTTCCTTTGAGGGTTTTATTTTCCTCAAGGATGCGCTTTGCAAGTTCTTCCGCAGCCTGACGCTCCCGATGAGCTTGTTCCTTATCTCGGCGTTCGTCGTGGAACACCTTCTTCATCTGCTTCAGGCGGATTTTTACCTTCTCGGAGTAGTCCTCCAATTCATCCTGCTCAAGCTCTTCGACGATGTGCTTGGGTAACGGCTCCCGACCACGATCCTCTTCCGGGGTATCGTCTTCTATCTCAAAATCGATGTCATTTTGCTTAGCCTCAACCGCGCCACCGGCTTTGGCTTCTTTTTCATCGGGGAACTCAAATTCAACTTTTTCCATGCTTTCTCCTTATGCGCGGCGGATGCCACGGGGGTCTTCTACAACTGCTTCCACCGTATCGTCATTGATCATGCGGAACTCTTTACCGTGAATCTTTAGGCGGGTACCGCTGTTCGGGCGGGCCAGAATAAAGTCACCTTTCTTGCACCACGGGCCACTTGGGAACCGCTCCTTATCGCTGTAGCAGTCGGGGCCAAGGTCAACGACAAAAAACACCGTTGCGAGTACTTCTTCAAACCGACGAGTTTCATCCGATTTGATAATGCCGCTTTCAAACGACTCTTCAATGTCCGGCAATGCGACGAGGATGTGATACCCCGACGGTTTCGGAAGTTGCTTTGCTTTTTCTTCCGCTTCTTGCGGAACCTCGCCATGTTCAGTGGCGATAATGATTTCACTCATCTTGGCTATGCTCCATTTGGTCTGCAAGGTCTAAGATAAAACCTTCTGCGATGGATAGACCCCGAATCTCCCCGCAGATTGCGCGATACTCTGCGTAATCCTTCATTGTGCCCTCG